CCGCGACATGGTGAAAGCAGATGAGGAATTGAGCGATCTTCTGCACGTTCAAGATCATCTTCGGCAGATAACCCACAGGGGAACGGGGGCGACCCTGAAGGTTGTTGCTGCCGATTCAGAGACGGTAGGTGGCAAACGTGCAACAGGAATACTGATAGATGAGGCTTGGTTGTTCGGTAAGCGCAACAACGCAGAGAACATGCTCCGTGAGGCCTGTGGCGGCCTTGCCTCGCGTCCTGAAGGATTTGTTACCTGGCTGACCACTCAATCCGACGAAGCTCCTGCGGGCATCTTCAAGCAGAAACTTGACTATGCCCGTGGCGTCCGGGACGGGAAGATCAACGACAACAGCTTTCTTCCTGTTTTATACGAGTTTCCTGATTCTTTCCTCAAAGATAAGAAATACCTCGACAAGCAATACTGGTACTTGACCAATCCGAATCTCGGGGCGTCTGTTGATGTGAAGTTCCTTGAGCGGGAATTTAGCAAAGCGGAATCTGCCGGTCACGAGTCCATGCAGGGATTCCTTGCAAAGCACCTGAATGTAGAGATGGGAATGTCCCTCAAGTCTCAGCGGTGGGCTGGCGCTGACTTTTGGGAAGCGGCTGCCGGGGAGGTTAGCCTTGACCTGATCCTTGAGCGGTCGGATGTGGTTGTCGTCGGGATTGACGGCGGCGGTCTTGACGACCTCCTGGGGCTGGCCGTGATAGGCAGAGAAGCCATTACTGGATTATGGCTTTTATGGACACGCGCATGGTGTCACTCAATAGCACTTGAACGCCGGAAATCTGAGGCACCTAAGTATCGCGACTTCGCCAAAGACGGAGACCTGATCATCGTTGACGAAATCGGCCAGGATGTAAAGCAGTTGGGGGATATTGTCAGAAAGTGCGATTCCGCAGGATTACTTGACCGGATAGGCGTTGACCAGGCGGGGATAGGGGCAATCGTTGACGAACTGGAGTCCGGTGATGAAAAAGGCGTTGGAGCGATAGACCATGATCGAATTGTGGGCATCCCGCAGGGCTGGAGGTTAAACGGGGCCATCAAGACCACCGAGCGCAAAATTGCTGAAAAGACATTGATTCACGGTGGACAGGCGCTAATGAACTGGTGCGTCGGAAATGCAAGGGTTGAGCCGAGGGGAAACGCAATCTCCATTACCAAGCAGGCCAGCGGGACGGGCAAGATTGACCCGCTGATGGCGACGTTCAACGCTGTTTCCCTTATGGCATTAAACCCACAGGCAAAGAACCAGCGATCCGTTGACGAGGGGCTATCTGTCGAAGAAATGCTAAAAAGAATGAGTTTGTGAAAGGAGATTATGGCGTACCTTCATATCGAAAATCTTTATAAGGCGCGGGACATTATGCTTTTCAGGGAGTGCTACGCGATGGAAAAAATCCACGGAACCTCCGCACATGTAGGCTGGAACGGGAGCCTCTATTTTTTCTCCGGCGGTGAGAGCTATGACATGTTCGTTGACTTATTCGACAAGGAGAAATTGACAAAGTGTTTTTCCGATATAGGTCACGAAAAATGCGTCATCTACGGAGAGGCTTATGGCGGGAAATGCCAGGGAATGAGAAAAACGTATGGCGATAAATTGCGGTTCGTTGCTTTCGAGGTCAAGATTGGTGACAAGTGGCTGAATGTTCCTTCCGCCGAATCCATTGTGACATCATTCGGGCTTGACTTCGTTCCGTATGAAAAAATCCCCACGACCATAGAAAGCCTTAATGCGTGGCGCGACATGCCATCACAGCAATCGGTAAAGAACGGGATTATCGAGGAAAGGAAAAGAGAAGGGATTGTTGTGCGCCCTCTTGAGGAATTTACCAGGAACAATGGCGGGCGGGTTATCGCCAAGCATAAGAATGAGTCGTTTGCTGAGACAAAAACACCAAGGTCTCTGGCTGATACCGAAGAAAAACTGGCCGTGTTATCAAGGGCACAGGACATCGCCGCCGAGTGGGTGACGGAAATGAGGTTGACCCACGTACTTGATAAATTTCCGGGGGCGGGCACGGACAAAATACCGGACATACTCATGGCCATGAACGAAGACATCAAGAGGGAGGCCGGTGATGAAATAGTCTTTTCAAAAGAGGCTCGCAAGGAAATCTCGAAGCAGACGGCGGCGATGTTTAAGCGAAGGCTGAACAGATTTGAGGACGCAGAATAATGAAAGACAGCATTTTAAGCTACCTCATCGCCCTTTTAGCCCTTTTAATCCTTGCGCGGATAGGGTGGATATTATGCCAATAGCCGCGCTGAATAAATTAATCGGAATTTTAAAAGACATAGTGTCGCAAAGATTCTGGGGTACGTTTGAAATACGGTTTGAAGACGGGTTAATTGTCAACGTCAAGAAGACGGAGAACATAAAGCTGTAATTACATACCGCTATCGGGAAAACCGGGGCGAATTGACTTTGAGAGATCAGAGTTGGTTCGCCTTTTTGCTTTAAAGGGGGATTATTTATGTTGTGCCAAGAATCTGAAAATAAAAAAAGTATAGAGGATGTAATTAATCAACGGAAAGGTAAGCCATTACCGCCTTTCTTGTTTTCGTCGTTAAGCGGGCGGCCAAAGTTAGGGGATGGCGAAAGTCAGCGTTCTACCGTCGATATTGTTTTAGATGCCCGCGATGCTGACGTAATTGTTAAATATCCAATTAAGGAAACAGAATTTGAAGTACAGGCTGAACTTTATCGTCGGTTAGCTAACTACTGCGAAGCGTTAGATAATGGATTTGAGGTCAAAAGCGAAGTTACCGTCTATATAGATAGCAATGTTCGGATGCGCTTTGACTTAATGATATTTCACCACCGTAAACCCGTATGCGGCATTGAAGTTAAAAAAGTCCACGGAGACAAAAGTTCCGACCATTTTAAATCCCAACAAACAAAATACAAGATGTTTACAAGAGTCACGGGAATACCTGTTTATTACTGCCACGGTCTTAAACAGATAGAAAGCACCGTCGGGAAAGTGAAGGTGTGCTTATGAGACTACCTGACGAATTATGCTTATATTGCCGCCGCAAATCGTTTACCCATAAAGGGCAAAAGATACATTGCTCTGGCGACTGCTTGCTTCTTGATATTGTCGGCAAGAATATTCCATTGAGAGAAAAGTTATTACCAGGACTGCGTACCGATGAAGATAGGGACTATAAGGTTGTCTTAAATGAATACGCTTCCGACCATGAAGCCAGAACGGAGCTATTGCCCCAAATAAAAGATAAGCGAAAAAGAGCAATCGCCGCAATGTTATTAGCAGGATTGCATAAAACAGATATTGCCGGCTTACTTTCAATGTCCATAAAGCAAATAGGAAGAATATCAAGTAATAACAACAATATATATGATGAATGAGACTCTAAAATGTCCATTTTAGGCATATATATAGAAGTGAGAGTGAACAGACTAAAAAACTTTTAGTCCAATCTCAGACGATGGCCGCGATTGAATTAGCGGGGGAATCTTGAAGTAGGGGCGGGGCTTCATTGCAAAAACTTGGATGGTTAGTGAAGAAAATCTTTGAGCCATTTAAAGCGATAACCCTTCGGGACGTTCTGCTCGTTGCTGGTCTGGGCCTTTTTTGGTTCGGGCTTTTCCAGTTTCTTCCGTGGGTTTCTTTTACCGTTACGGGTGCAATCATATTCACGTTGGCTTTTCTTTTTGGTGAGAAATAGTGGGGATATTCTCGCAGTTCAGACCGAAGGCAATCAATACCGAGATGGAGCGGTTGATCCGTGAAAGTTTCGGCGGCGGTTATACTTCGAGTGGTTTGGCTGTTAATTCAGACACGGCGATGCGGCAGATGACCGTCAATAATTGCGTCCGTGTTCTTTTTAACTGTGTGTCTCAAATGCCTTGTCAGCTTATGGAAGAAGTTGACGGCGTTAAAAATAAAGCGAAAAACCACCCGCTTTACAAAGTAATCAGCAAGCGGCCTAATCCTTGGATGACCGCACCGCAAATGTGGGGGTTGGCGATTGTCCATGTATCACTCAGGGGGAATTTTTATGCGCTAAAAGTAAGAGTAAGGGATGAAGTCAGAGAGCTTCTGCCAATCCACCCCGATAGCGTTTCTGGGATAGTACGAAATAAAGATTGGTCTCTTACCTACAAAATCACCAATGCCTCTGGTGATATTAAAGAATATTCGCAGGATGAGATTTTTCATATTCGCGGATTGTCGCTTGATGGGTTCACCGGGCTTAATCCAATTCAATACGCAAGGGAGTGTATCGGGTTGGGCCTCGCCGGAGAAAAATTCCTGTCCAGTTACTTTGGAAAGGGTCTGCATCCGGGGGCGATATTGACTCATCCGCTTGCGCTGAACCCCGTTACTCATGCCAACAAACTCGAAGCACTGAAAATAAAATACGCCGGTTTGAACAATGCTCAGGACGTGATGCTTGTGGATGAGGGAATGAAGATTGACTTTCCCACCATCAAGCTCGTTGACCAGCAATTTTTAGAACAAATGAAAATGACGGAATCTCAAATCTGCGGGATGTATGGTGTGCCGCTGATGCTTGTTCAGGCGGGAGACAACCCGGAGACGTATGCCAGCGCAAGCGAATTTAAGCGGACTTTTGTTGACATGACGCTGGCTCCGATTGCGGTCAACTTCGAGACAACCATTGACCGTGACTGTCTTACCGAAGCGGATCAAGACAGGTACTACACCAAATTTAATCTTAATTCGTTGCTGCGTGGAAACATCACGGAGCGTTACGCTGCATATCAGATTGGAATAAGCAGCAGGATATTAAACGCAAACGAATGCAGATCGCTCGAAGATTTGAACCCGTATCAAGGTGGAGATGCTTACGAAAATCCCAATACAATATCTTCAGGCATAGACAAGAAAGGTGGTGGCACTAAGGGAGGCAAAAATGAACCTGAACTATAGGAATGAAAGGAATGCACGGATTATCGCAGCGGCTTACAACAAGCCATTGGAAAAATCTGATTACTATAAAATCGAGAACTCGTCCGATGATGAAGTGGATGTGCTTCTCTATGATTATATTGGCTGGCCTTTTAATGATGAACGCGAGTTTGTCCAAATGCTTGCCGGATTAAAGCAGAGCAAGATTGTTATTCGCATAAATTCTCCAGGTGGTGACGTTTTTAGTGCAAATGCGATCTACAATGCGATTAAAGCACATCCGTCTAAGCCAATTACCCGTATTGAGTCACTTGCCGCTTCTGCCGCTTCTTATATCGCTATGGCCGGTTCACAGAAGCAAGCATACAAAAACACGATGTTGATGATTCACGAGCCGATGACGGGCATGTGGGGAAATCAATACGAACTAAGAGAAACAGCAGACATCCTTGAGCAGATCAGCGGGCAGATGATTGATATGTACGCAGACAATACCAATATCGGCAAGCGTGAAATCAAGGAAATGCTGAAAGCCGAGACTTGGATGACAGCCAAAGTAGCCAAAGAGAAGGGCTTCATTGATTCGATCATTGAAGCTGGCAAGGGCGCGAAAGCTACCTTTGACCTGTCCATATTCTCGAATCTACCGGATGAATTTAAAGCAGCAGCAAAAAAAGAACCCATTACAGAACGCGATTTAGAAAGGGAAATACGAGATGTGTTTGGCCTTTCTCATAACAAAGCCAAAGAGGTTATTGCGAGATGCAAAGAACTGAAGGGCGATAAAGCAGTTGACGAAGCAGCAGAGGCCGCGAAAAAGGCGGAAATCAACGAACTGAAATCTGAACTCAATAAACTGGCTTCTATTGTGAAGCGATAGCGGAGGAAATAAGATGGAAGAGATTAAGAAAAGTATTGCAGATATTGGCAAGGCCGTTCACGAGCTTCATGCCGAAAACGACAAGTTGCAGAAGGAACTCAAAGAAAAAGGCAGCGTTGATGCCCTGTTGACCGAAAAAGTCGATAAAATCAACAAAGATATTACCGAAATTTCCGCACTGAAACGTCAGTTGGAAGCACTGGAAACCTTAGTGGCCCGTAAAGAGTTTGAAGGTGGCGGAACGACTGCGCTTGACAAAGTGAAAGCCGAACATAAGGCCGCTTTCGAGAAATGGTTCAGAAAAGGCGGTGACGCTGAACTGTCCGCCGTCAAAGAATTGCAGGTGCAGGCCGGTCTTTCTACCCTGTCCGACCCCGATGGTGGTTATCTGGTAGCTCCGGCAGAGTTTGACAGTGCGATTGACCGCGTTGCCGGTACGATTTCGGTTATGCGTCAGTTGGCGACTGTTCGCGCAATCAGCACGAAAGAGTTTACGAAGCTGGTCAACGTCGGCGGAACGACTTCCGGTTGGGTTGCTGAAAAAGAAACCAGAACCGAGACCAGCACGCCTTCCCTGAAGCAGATCGTGTTGAACACCAAAGAACTTTACGCTGAACCGGGATGCACGCAGCTTTCCCTTGATGACAGCTCGATGGACTTGGCTCAGTGGCTTGCGGATGAAGTGTCCGTTGAGTTTGACGAAGAAGAGGGCGCGGCCTTCATTACCGGCGATGGTGTTGCGAAGCCCCACGGTATTGCCGGTTACCCGATGGTTCCCAATGCCTCTTACGAGTTCGGCAAAGTCGGTTACATTGCTGGTGGCCATGCAACCCTGTTGAACAACGCCGACAAGCTGATTTCGTTGGTTCATTCCTTGAAGCCGCGTTATCGTAACGGTGCATCGTTCCTGATGAACGACACCACTTGTGAAGTCATCCGCACCCTGAAGAACGGAAATGGTGACTACATTTGGAGAGCCGGTCTGGAAGCTGGCAAGCCCGATTCCCTGTTGGGCAAACCGTGCGCCTACGATGACAACGTGGCCTCCATCGGAGGCAATGCCTATCCGCTGTTCTTCGGGAATTTCAAGAGAGCCTACCTAATTATCGACCGCATGGGCATCCGCATTTTGCGCGACCCGTACACATCTAAGGGCAATGTTCTCTTTTATTGCACTCGTCGCGTTGGAGGAGGCATCGTAAATTTCGAGGCTGTGAAGGCTCTGAGAATCGCAACCAACTAACCATTAACAGGGGCTTGAAACATAGCCCCATTTAAAAACTCTAATAAGGAGAAAAGATATGAAAGACCTTTACAATAACATTGAAGTTGTTTCCGTTCTTGACCCGATCTCTGTGACGGACACGGCGACCTATAGCAATATTGACTTGGCCGGATTTAATTCTGCCTGCTTGCTGATTTCGGTTGGGCTTGACGCGAATTTTAACGACAGCAACAAGTGGGTTTTCACACTGAAGCACGGCGATGACGGCACAACCTACGCCAACGTTGAAACCGACGATATGCTTGACCTGACCGTGGCTTCCGGCGTGGTACTAACCATTGACGCGGCAACCAAAGATAACACTCTTTACAAAATTGGCTATGTCGGTGGCAAGAGATACCTTGAACTGACTTGCACAGTAACCGGAACTATCGAGGCTCCACTGTCTATTGTGCTTATTAAGGGCGATCCTGAAATCGCACCCGTAGCTTAACCGTTCCCTTAGTGGGATAGGCGGGTAGGGCTTCTCCGGCCCTACTCGCTGTAACCAACGGAGATGGAGGATTTAGAAATGGCAGCAGATACGACATATCAACCAAAAACATACAGACGCGCAGGCGGCGATGAATTAGTAGTCGCCAGTGGCGGAAAAATTATAATCGAATCAGGTGGAACCCTCGAAGCCGAATCCGGCGCGGTTATGACACTCCCTGACATCGCCCTTGAAGTTGGCGATTTAGCCCTTGCCGAGGGCAGTGTGGTTATCGGCAATAGCGCTGGAAAGGCAGTAGCCCTTGCAGCTAAAGCCGATGGTGCTATTCTGATTGGAAATGGCACTACGGCGGCAGCCAAAACTACTTCCGGTGATGTTAAAATAGACAATACCGGGGCAATGACCATTCAGGCTAAAGCAGTCGAGAATACTATGATTGCTGCTGCGGCTGGTACTGTATTGGTTGGTACGAAAACATCTGGCGATGTGACCGCCTTAGATATATCGGACGAAGGCGCGATGGTTCTTGGTCAGGGTGCAGGGGAGACAGCAGCGGCTTATGCAATGAGCGGCGATGTGACCATGACCAAAGGTGGAGTGACGGCTATCGGTGCAGGGAAAGTCACTTCTGCCATGCTTGCCAATGGCGCAGGAGTTGCGGCATTGCTCACGGCCGGACTTGGTGGTTCGGTTTCAGTCACCAAAACCGATGCGGCGACTACGACCATTGTGGCAGCACACGATACAAAAAACAGGGCTTGCCTTGTCCTTGTGACCGTTGATGAAACTTACGACAGTGGAATGGGTACGCGTCCCACGGTGAAAATCGGAGAAGATGACGCTATTGAAAAGTGTATGGCAGGAACTGTTCTCGATACCGAAGTGGCTGGTACCGTTTTGGCATTTGCCTTTACCAATACGGCCACAAAGAAGATCATCGTACTACCACCGCAGCGGA